ATCAACTTAAATCTGCTAGAAGATCTTTAAATATTTTATTTCAAGAATGGGGAAACAGAGGAATTCATTATTGGGAAGTAGGAGAACTAGATTTAGATTTAGTAGAAGGACAAGCTGAATATAAATTCTTTAGAGAAGCTGCAGATGGTACAAGTGCTACATCAAATCCCAATGGTGTTTATGGAATATCCGATGTCCTTGAAGCACAATTAAGAAACAATAGAACAGCAACAACTCAATCAGATTCACCAATGACAAAAGTAGATAGATCTACTTATGCAGGTTTTTCAAACAAACTTTCAAAAGGCACACCTAATCAATATTGGGTTCAAAGATTTATTGATCATGTAAGTATCAGTGTTTATCCTACACCAGATTCAACAAATGCATCTAAAGATATGCATTTTTATTACATTAAAAGAATTCAAGATGTAGGAGACTATACAAATGCAACAGATGTACCATTTAGATTTGTACCTTGTATGGTTGCAGGTTTAGCATTTTATCTTTCACAAAAATTTCAACCACAATTAGTTCAACAAATGAAATTATATTATGAAGATGAATTAGCTAGAGCTCTTGCAGAGGATGGTTCAGCTTCAAGTACGTTTATTACACCAAAAGCTTATTACCCAGGAACATAATGTCAAAATACGCAACAGGTAAATATGCAAAAGCAATATCAGACAGATCTGGTATGGAATTTCCATATAGAGAAATGGTTAGAGAATGGAATGGTGCGTTTGTACATAATTCAGAATTTGAACCAAAACAACCACAACTTGATCCAAAATCAACTGGAGGTGATGGTGTTGCATTATTGAATGTAAGACCCGGAAGATTAGAACCATCTGTTTTAATATCCCTTAGAGATAATCCATTTGAAACTTTTAAAGCGGGTTCTAGTATTATAAATATATTTGCACCTGGTCATGGTTTAACAAATGGAACTACCCATAGATTTAGAGGTTCCGTTACTACATCACCTGGAACGGGTACACCTTACAACCCAAATACAGGAGTGTCAGGTAATCCTGTAGCAGGATTTTCTAATATATTAAATTTTGATGGTATTTTAGGATCTAACATACAAAGATCAATAGGTTATACAATTACAACAGGTATTTATAAAACTGTTAGTGGAGTTGATCAAAGAATTACAACAGATTATTCTTTAACCAATTTTTTTCATTTTACTGTAGTCACAAATACTGCTACAGTAGGTCAAACAAGAGGTGGAGGAAATGGCTGTTCAATTGGACCAGTCAGTTTAGAGTCATGATAAATAAAATTAAAATTTTTTGGTATAAATTTTTAAAAAAACAACATTGTTGGGAGCATACTTCTTTTACAAAAAGTTGTTTAAATTGTTTGGAGATAATTAGATAATGGCTGGATTAAGTGCATCAGGATTAATAACTCAGATAAGAAGTTACACTGAAACAGATTCAAATGTTTTAACAGATGCTGTTTGTGAAAATATTATCTTAAATGCACAATATAGAATTTTTAGAGACGTACCAATAGATGCAGATAAAAAACAACAACTAGGTAATTTTGTTGCTGGACAAGAATCTATTAATTCACCCGCAGGAGCTTTGTTTATTAGAGGTATACAAGTTTACGATACAGCAGGATCAGCTATTACAGGAGCTAGCAGATGGTTAGAGAAGAAAGATGTAACATATCTTCAAGAGTATCAAGATATAACAGGGACATCCGCAGCCCAAGGTCAACCTAAATATTATGCTATGTTTGGTGGTGCTACAGGGGAGTCTGATACTACATCAGGTAGAATATTTGTATCTCCAACACCTAATACAACATATAGATTTAGAGTTCATTTTAATAAAATGCCTGATCTTTTAGAGGGCAGTGGAACTAATTATATTAGTCTTAATTTTCCAAATGGACTATTATATTGTTGTTTATCAGAAGCATATGGATTTTTAAAAGGTCCTATCGATATGTTGACATTATACGAAAATAAATATAAACAAGAGGTACAAAAGTTTGCTAATGAGCAAGTTGGTAGAAGACGAAGAGACGACTACACAGATGGAGCAGTTAGAATACCAATTAACTCAGCAAACCCGTAGGAGAATAAATTATGGCAATAACATCAGCAATATGTTCAAGTTTTAAACAAGAGCTTTTACAAGGTAAACACAGTTTTGAATCTTCTGGTGGACACACTTTTAAAATTGCTCTTTTTACAAGTTCCGCTTCTTTAGGTGCAGCTACAACTGACTATTCAACATCAAACGAAATATCAAACACATCTGGATCTGCATACTCTGCAGGTGGAGCTACACTTACAAACAATGGTGTTTCTCTTTCATCAACAACAGCTTTCGTTGACTTTGCAGACGTAACTTATTCTTCTGCATCTTTTACTGCAAACGGAGCAATGATTTATAACACTACAACAAATGGTGGATCATCAACTACAGACGCTGTTGCTATCATTGCATTTGGTGGAGATAAAACAGCAAGTAACGGAACTTTTAAAATAGAATTTCCAGCAGCAGACGCAAGTAACGCAATCATCAGATTAGCATAGGAGGTCAACCATGTCGGTGACTTCAGGATGGGGCCGGTTAACCTGGGATCAGGCTAATTGGGGCGACGCCGTAACTTTAAAAACAGGTTGGGGTGCAAAGTCTTGGGGTGAAGATGAGTGGGGTCAATTATCCGATGCTGTTGCTCAACCATCTGGTTTATCAATTTCAGCTAGTGTAGGATCTGTAACAGTTGATGATGTTCATCAAGGTTTAACAGGACAATCTTTTTCTGCATCTGTTGGTTCAATAAGTTTACCAGACATAGGAGTTGGTTTTGATGGAGTATCAGCTACTTTTTCTGTTGGTTCTATTTCACCAACGGAAATGTCAATTGGATTAACAGGTCAATCTATAACTTCAGCTATAGGTGCTCCTGGTGTCAATGATTTAACAGTTGGTCTAACAGGTGTATCTTTTACAGCTTCTCAAGGAACTGCATTTGCTCCAAACGATACTGTTCAACCTTCAGGGTTTTCTATAACATCATCACAAGGAACAGCTGGAGCAATATCAGAACAAGAAGTTACATTATCAGGACAGTTAGTAACATCTAGTTTGGGATCTGTAACTATACCAAACGCAACTGCTATAATAAGTGGTTTGTCAATGGAAGCACAAGAAGGTTCTCTTATTGGATTAGGAGGTGCAGTAGCACAACCAATAGGAGTATCCGCTACAGGTAGTGTTGGAACTTTAGATCCTAATGATTTAACGTTAGGATTAACTGGTGTATCATTTAGTGCCAGTATTGGATCAGTTACAGTCGCTGATATGCAAGTTGGATTAATAGGTCAATCAGCAACATTTAATATAGGAACAGTGGATATCTTTGCTTATGGTGATGTTGACACTGGTTCAAATACATCATATAGTGCTATTTCAACAGGATCGAATGATACATATTCGGATGTTGCAACTGGATCAAATACAAGTTATAGTGACGCTGCATAGGAGATAAATTATGGCATCAACATACACACCATTAGGTGTTGAACTTCAAGCAACTGGCGAAAACGCTGGTACATGGGGAACAAAAACTAATACAAATTTAAGTCTTATTTCACAATTATTTGGTGGATTTAATTCACAATCAATAGCAGGTGGAGCACAAACTACAGCTTTAACTGTTGTTGATGGAAATACAACTGGAACTGCTCAACATAGAATGATTGAGTTTACTGGTTCAATAACTGGTAATCAAATTGTAACGATACCTCTAGATGTTGAAACATTTTATTTTTTAAGAAATTCAACTTCAGGTGCTTACACTGTTCAATTTAAATATGCATCAGGTTCAGGAGCAAGTGTTACTTTTTCAGCAACTGATAAAGGAGACAAATTAATTTTTGCTAGTGCAAGTGATGGTACTAATCCTATTATAAAAGAAATATCATTAGCTACAGCAGGCACAGTAACAGAAACTGGTACACAAACTTTAACAAACAAAACATTAACAGCACCTAAAATAGGCACTTCTATTTTAGATACTAGCGGAAATGAATTATTTTTATTAACAGCTACAGGTTCCGCGGTTAATCAATTAACATATGCAAATGCAGCTACAGGAAACAAACCAACATTTACTGCATCTGGTGGTGATACTAATATTGGTGTATCAATACAGCCAAAAGGTTCAGGAACAGTAACTATTGATGCTTTGACTTTCCCAGCAGCAGATGGTAGTAGTGGTCAAGTATTACAGACCAACGGTTCTGGAGTATTAAGTTTTGCAACAGCATCTAGTGGAATTTCAATGGGAAAAGCTATTGCAGCAGCGATAGTTTTCGGATAAAAGGTTAACAGGAGAATAAAAAATGACAGCACCAAATATAGTAAACGTAGCAACAATCTTAGGTGAGACTGCAGTAGCAGATTTAGGCACAACTTTAACAACAACTCTTTTAACTTGTGCAGCGGAGAATGTTAACAAAATGAATTTAATAAGAGTTACAAACGTAACTGACAATGATGCAACAACTACAATTGATTCAGAAGTTGCAGGCACACATAAAAAACTTTGTAATGAATTAACTGTACCAGCCAATTCTTCGGTTGATGTAATAGATAAAACTTCATCTTTTTATTTACAAGAAGGTGATTTAATTAGAGGTGGCGCTTCTGCTGCTTCAACATTAGAAGTAACTATATCATACGAAAAGATAGCTGATTAGGAGGATTAAACTATGGCAAATAGTTATCCTAGACGAGATCAAGCCAGCGGAGTTTGGAAGATCAATCAAATCACAAAAAATATAAAAGACCAAGGAACCTATCCTCAAACCTCAAATCAAAATACTGGTTTATATGGCGGAGGCGATTCACCATCTAGTGTCAATACAATTGATACTGTTCAAATAAATACAGCAGGTAATGCAACAGATTTTGGTGATTTAATTTCTACTGTATCTAATCCTGCAGCTAATGGTTCTTTTACTAGAGGAATATATTCTAATGGATATTCTGGTGGTGCAAACATAAATATAATTCAATATATTGATTTTAAATCTCAAGGTAATATGGCTGACTTTGGAGATTCAACAATAAGTGGTAGAGCTAGAGCAGGTGGTGGAAATAATATTAGAAGTATTTATGGTGGTGGTTTTGTATCTGGTAATGTAAATACAATTGATTTTATAACCAACGCAACAACGGGTAATGCTACAGATTTTGGTGATAGAACAGAAGATAGAAACACAGTTGGAGGTGCAGCTAACACTACTAGATTTTTAATGGCAGGGGGATCAGCGCCAAGTACTGTAATAGATTTTGTAGAAATATCTACAACAGGTAATGCAACAGATTTTGGAGATCTAACAGTTGCTAGATTATCAGCCCAAGCTTTTGCTAGTGCAACAAGATGTGTTTTTGCAGGAGGACAACCCGCAGCTACAGTTGATTATGTTGAGTTTGGATCTTTAGGAAATGCAACTGATTTTGGAGATTTAGCTGTAGATGTTGCTTATCAAGGAACAACTAGTAATTCTATTAGAGGTATAGTAATGGGTGGTTCAGCAACTCCAAGTGATTCTACTAAGAAAAATGATATACAAATGCTTTCAATTGCAACAAGAGCTAATGCAACAGATTTTGGAGATTTAACTTCTGCTAGAAATAATGGGTACAGTTGTTCTAATGGTCATGGCGGTCTACAAGAATCACAACCAAGAGCCCCGGAACTTTATTCACCAACAGGTAAAGTTGTACCAAGAGGTAGTGGAGTTGGAAATGTAGGGTTGTTTGCAGGTTATCATGCTCCAAGTCATTCTAGTGAAATTGATTTTATTAATATTCAGTCTACAAGTAATGCAACAGATTTTGGTAATTTAACTGTTGCTAGAGGTAGAGGTGGTGCTGGATCATCTTCAACTAGATTAATTGTATTTGGAGGTGAAACACCTTCTAGCGGTGTTTCAGATGCGATTGATTCTACTGAATTTGCTTCAATGGGTAATGCGGCAGATTTTGGAAATTTAAGTGTTACTCGTTATCAAACAGGTGGTTTATCAAATCAAACTAGAGCTGTAAACTGCGGTGGATATAATTCTCCTGCTTTTTATAATACAATAGAGTATGTAACAATAACAACAACGGGAAATGCATCCGACTTTGGAGATTTATCAGCAGCCAAAGGTTCTTGTGGAACTACTTCTAGTTCAACAAGAGGATTAATTATGGGGGGTAGAACACCAAGTAATCTTAATGTCATAGAATATATTACTATTGGTTCTACAGGTAATGCTACAGATTTTGGAGACTTAACTGACAACACTTCAACTAATGCAGGAGCCTCTTCTACGACTAGAGGATTGAGTGCTGGTGGATTAAATCCTGGAGATAGTGCAGGAGTAAATATTATAGATTATGTAACTATTGCATCAACTGGTAATGCTCAAGATTTTGGTGATTTAACAGTTGCTAGATATATTATTGCTGGAACATCAAATAGTTTAAGAGCTGTTTTTGGTGGAGGTAAAGCTCCAAGTGATAGTAATGTTATGGACTACGTGACAATAGCTTCTACAGGTAACGCTGCAGATTTTGGTGATTTAATTACAGCAAGTTCTGGAAGATCAGAAGGTCAGTGTTCTAACGGCCATGGTGGACTTTCGTAGGATTCTGTAGTATATATTCTTTAAACATAGAACAATCTATGCAATTCTTAAAGGAGAATATAAATGTCAGAAAATAAAGATCTAATCATAAAACAAATATCAAACTCAC